AAACAATTTCCGATAAAGCTAAGAAAAGATTCGAGAGCTTAAAAAAGGAAAACAAAAATCATAGGCAATTGGTATTGAAATTGAAAGAAAAACTCGATGAAGTTAATCTTTCTAATGCTAAATTGCTCTATACAAACCGTGTTTTGAATAGTGACTCACTGAATGAGCGGCAAAAAGACAAAATTGTCAAAGCTGTATCAAAAGCGGGGACCGTTGAAGAGGCGAAAACTATTTTCGAGACCCTTCAAAGTGCAGTGAAAGGTGCAGTTTCTTCAAAGAAAGCATCGAAATCGCTGAACGAAGCAGTCGCAAGAAACTCTTCAGCATTTTTGCCTCGTAGGGAGGTTAAAAATTCTGATCCATCTTTGGTGGACAGAATGCAAAAATTGGCAGGTATAACAAAAATTTAGTATATATCTATACAGGAGGGAAATTAAATGTCAATTCTTAATAAATTAACCGAAGGTATTGTTAGCCGCGATCTCCGACAAGAAGGCGATGCCCTGCTCCAAAAGTGGGAAAAAACAGGACTTCTTGAAGGAATTCAAAATAATAATGCCAGATCGGCAATGTCTCGATTGCTTGAGAACCAAGCAAAAGAGCTTTTACGTGAGGCCAGTTCAATGGCCGCTGGCGATGTCGAAGGTTTTGCAGCCGTCGCATTCCCAATTGTTCGCCGTGTTTTCGGTGGACTTATTGCTAACGATCTTGTTAGCGTTCAGCCCATGAGTTTGCCCTCTGGTCTGATTTTCTTTATGGACTTCACTTATGAAGGTGCCAGATCTGGCATCGATGCTAGTGATTCTGTTTACGGCGGTGGAGTCGTCGCCAGTGAACTGACTGGTGGTGCCAAAGATATTACTGAAGCCGGCGGCGGCTTTTATAACTTAGCCAATGCTTATTCTTCACCGACCGGTACGATTGGTCCGTTTGCTGAAGTTGATGACGATGATCCGAACACCACGTTGGTCAGCGAAGTCAACAACCCGCTACTTGATGGAGGAAACAACGACACACCCTTCGCGAATACGGGTTCGACCGTTGCAGCTTTGAGCAACGCTCAAAAGAAGGCTATTCGATGGGATCCCGACATTCTTGGCAGCTCAGATACAACGAAAGAGGTTTTTTGCATTCAATTTCACCTTACCACCGGTATGGTGGCGAAGGTTAATTATGATGCATTAGGCGCCGTCCGCCCGGTGCAGAACGTAACCAGCGATACTGACCTGGGAGTGAACTTGGCGTCTGGTTCGTTGGTTCGTCGTTTAACTGAGCGTGGATATCGTGATAAGGATGGTACTCTTAGGACTGTTGGTAACGCCACAGATGCTCTTGCTGGTAACTATATTTCTTGTTATTACTTTGCCGCTGCCGGCACACTGTCCGTCGAAAGCGAAGAAGGCGTCGATCCCGCTCTTAGTGTCCCTCTTGCGGATTCTTTTGCAGCTGGCGATGCTATTGGTTCGGTGACTGGCCAAAATAACTGGGGCCTTGAAGAGTCAAGCCCGTCAACAGGAAATGTTGGCTCATCGGAAGGTAAAAATAAGATTCCTGAAATCGACATCAAAGTTGATTCAGTGGCCGTGACGGCAATTACCAAGAAGCTTAAAGCTAAATGGACGCCGGAACTTGGTCAAGATCTTAATGCTTATCACAACCTTGATGCTGAAGTGGAGCTTACGTCAATTCTTTCTGAGCATATTGCTCTTGAAATTGACCGTGAGATTCTTAACGACCTCGTTGCTGGAGCAAAAGCTGGTACTTATTACTGGGCACGCTCTCCTGGCTTGTTCGTTAATCGAGTTACTGGTGCTGAAATTGGTGCATCTTCGGCTGCTCCGGATTTCACCGGTACCGTTTCTGAGTGGTATGAGACTCTTGTAGAAACCATCAATGATGTTTCTGCACAGATTCATCGTAAAACTCTGCGCGGCGGAGCTACGTTCCTCGTAACGAGCCCCGAGGTTGCTAATATTCTTGAGTTTACTAGCGGTTTCCGCGCTAATGTTACTCACGACGATGATCGTGGTACTGTTGGTGCTATTAAATCTGGTAATCTTAGTAAGAAGTGGGATCTTTTCGTTGATCCGTATTTCCCACGTAACCTTGTTTTGGTTGGCCGTAAAGGCGGTAGTTTCTTGGAGAGTGGCTATGTCTACGCTCCTTATGTACCGTTGCAGGTTACTCCCACTATCTTTGGTACGGAAGATTTCGTACCGCGTAAAGGCGTTATGACCCGTTATGCTAAGAAGATGGTTCGACCTGATATGTATGGTCTGGTAGTTGTTCGCGGACTCCTTGGTGAGGCTGGCGCAACTAGCTAAAAGTTAAAGTAACTTTGAGTTAAC